CGCAACTTCGGGCATCTTGGGACCGAGCGATGATAACTTCTGGATGTACTCATCCAGTCCTTTGACTGCCATCTTGGCCATCGTCATCCACCTCCTCGGCGCCGTCGATTTCAAACACCCACTCATAGTGGATGTAGCCGGTGTCCTGCTCGTATTGGACGGAGTTGAGCTGCCATGCAAGGCTGTCATCAGTGTCAAGTGCATCCTCAATTTGCTGCACGACTGGGTCATTCTCGGTTTTCGTGAAGTAGTCGATGGTGCCGGTGATTGCCCGCTCGACCTTTCTGCCGTCGGCATGGACCGTGTCACCTTCGCCGTCCTCTGCCCATACGATATAGTTTCCAGTCTGGCCAGTAGCAAAGTAGCGAAAGACAGGCGGGCCGATGGCGAGAAGGAGAGTTTTAAGACTCTGTAATGTCATAAGCAGTCACCGCCTTTTTGAGCGTCAGGTCCGTGATTGGCTCCCCGCTTTCCTCGTCTATACCGTGATATGCCCTGATAACCTCGTACTGTTCTCCATCAGTCAGGACGACAACATTGTGATTGGTTATCTCCCGGTTCTGCAGTACACGAATCCGCGCAGAGGTCTCAACTACTTCCTGCATAGCTGCATCTTTGGGTGTGGTCTCAAAATTGAGTTCGGCATACCAGGATTGGTGTTTCTGGACCAGTGCCATCCTCGGCATACCGCCCGGCGGCGCCACGTTTTTGACCTCGTATACAGTACAGATGCCGCTATCTAGAATCATTGTTGCCACGCTCCTTCAGCCATCGTTCCCGTCGAGCCAGTCGCAGCCATTCAGGCATTCCGGTATTCTTGTCACGGTTCTTATATCGCCACTCGACATAATCGGCCAGCAGAACCTCATCGTCCACATTTCCGGCAACAAGTTTGATACCAATCCGGGCAAGTTCTTTATCTGCAGCCTCTATTCTCTTTTTGAGATAATCATCCAAGGATGTATCAGAGGCCAGGCGGCTCAACCTGGCCTTGACAATTCCCAGAACGGTTGCCTCAGTGTACGCCATGAGGCATCACCCCTTGCTTTTCTTAGACTTCTTTGGCTTTTCGGCCGGCTCTGGCTCCTTTTCCTCTTTTGTGCCTTCTATGTAGCCCTTAGTTCGCATCTCATCCAAGTATTCGCCGTCGTATTCGTCACCGAAGTGGTAAATTTTCTTTGTGTACGGGCATTTGAACCCACTTATCACTTTAGGCATTCGACATCACCCCATTATGAATTAGCTGTGTCCTGGGCAAAAGAAATTAAGGTTGTCGGGTCGGTATTATTGATGTTGACGATCACAAAGCCCTCGCCGAATACAGGTGCGCCATCATAGCGAGCTGTGCCCTTGAACACGGTCTGGTCCTCAACGAACTTTGCGTGTTCGGAAGCGGCGAGGTTGGCACCTGCCCTTTCAGCCAACAGGTACAGATCGCCAAAGCCGCCGATGATATCATCGTCGGGCACAAACGGCAGTTCGACGATGTCGCCGCCTTCCACAGGCATCGCGTTGTTCATACCCGCGACAATCGCGCCGGCAGCGTTGAATGTCACGGCCTTGGACAAGAGTTCCATCCTGGTCTTGCGGTTCATGGCCCAGAAAGTTCCACCAGAGCTGTAGTTAGGTTCCGCAATTCCAAGATACAACAGGAGCTCAGCGAAGAATTCTTCAGGGCTCATGCCAGTCGGGTCGAACTTGAGCAGGTTGGTTGTGCTTAGGTTGGTCCAGGCCGGAGCGTTCGCCCCCCAGTCGCTTGGCTGCACAGTCTGGGCAAGCCTGGTTGCTATACCGATGGGCATCTTTACGCCAGTTCCATACAGGATTGCCTTGTCCACTGCAAGGCCAATTGCCTGGCCAAGAGCGTCCAGGATTTCGCTTGCCAAGTTCAGGTCGCTATCCTCAAGTGTAGAGTTCGGGATTGCGATATATCCGCCCACCTTGTAGCCGTCAACTTCAACCTGATTGAAGCCGATACTCAACTCATTGAGCTTGCCGACGGCCTCTGTCCATATGCCTTCCGGCACAGCACCCATGATGTTCTGACGGGCCTTTCCGCCGACGGTCCTGAGACGGACCTTGGTGATCAGCTTGCTGTACCTATAGAGGTTATCCCTGAGCAGTTCCAGCATTACCTCAGGTATAGTAAGCTCTGCACCTGTGACAGCCCTCTTTTCGCCCTTGAACTCACGGACACGCACAAGGAACTCTTTCACATCTTCGCGAGTGACAAATGCTTCAATCTCGCTTCTGTTCATGTTCGCGAAAAATCCTCTTTTCATCTTGATCTCTCCACCTTTCATTTCATGGTTTTCATGCGTTTCATGTCTGGTTGATGATGCAGGGTTTGCCGCCCTGCTGTTCAGCTCATCGAGCTCGGCCTGCAGCTTATGGATCTCATTCTCAAGCTTCTGCTTTTCATCTTCGTGTTGATTCTGTTCTTCATCAAAAGCCGCCTGCTCTTTCTCGAATTCATCAATAGCCTCGTCCACAGCAGCCTTGTCCTCTTCGGAAGTCTCTTCCGTGATTTCGTTCACGGCCTCTTCAAGCTCCGCTTCGCGTTTCTGAAGTTCCGCTTTCCGCTGCTCAAAATCAGCATCCTTGGACTTGAGATCATCAAGCTTTTTTCTCAGGTCCTGGATTTTCTTTGTTATAACCACCTGTCTCAATGCCATTTCTTCAATCTCTCCCTTCTTTCAGATTTCCATTTTTCTATCTGCCGTTTTTTAATCTGCTCATAATCCATCTTGCGAGCCTGTACGGAGGTGTCCTCGTAGGCGGGGAATGTTACGACCGAAACCTCATAGAGCTTGACGCGTTTGATGGTCCAGTGAACCGAGCCATCCTCGTTGTATATGGTATCCTCCTCGAGGATGTCGAACCCGAAAGAACACTGGTCAACATCGCCGCGCTCAACACGGGCGTATAGGTTCATGGCGTCTTGGTCCTTCTCATTGATTTCAACCCGGCCCCAAAGACCTTTCTGGTCCACCTTCAATTCCAGAGTTCCTGCCTTTGTGCGGCCAAGAACTAATGTGGTGTCATGATTAATCAGGGCCCGGATATCATCGTCAAGAGCGCCTTCAAAAGCCCCGGGATCGATACTCTCTGTTGCTCCCGGCCAAAGCTCATATGTGCTGCCAAATACAGCGAAATAGCCTTCGATGTACTTTTTGCCTTCTGTTTCCGCTGCCCGAAACTGCGTTCCCCGGCATCGCATCTGCCGAAGCAGCCTATTCTTCTCCACCATTATCACCCCCAATCAGCTTCTTTTGCTTGCCCAACATATCAGCCGGAATATAGTTCTCCAATGCAAGCAGTTCATCCATCTCTGGATCAGGTGACATACCAATCCAATCACGCCACTCGTTGCGTCGCATTGCCATGCGGTCCACCATTTCAGCGCCGGCTTGCACAATATCGGACAGGCTGTATGAATACAGACTTCGCGGATTGAATCGCCAGTAAAGATCCGGAGAGTAGAGCAATTTTCGAGTAAGTTCCTGCTCGATCGCTTTGGCTTTGCCTAGAATCCGTGAACCAATAAAGTTGTTGTATTCCTCTCTGTCAAAGTTCCCGACGCCAACTAAAAAGGGCGGCACGCCGAATATTCCAGCGACCGTCCTTTTGTCGATCTCCATATTTTTTGCTATCGCCAAGTCATTGAGTGTTAGAGGCTTTACCTGCTCCACACTGAAGGCCTCCGCCGGGATGAACCAGGGCTGGCCGTTCTCGCTTGAATCGAGATATTGCTTTCCGAGCACTTTCCTTCCCTCAGCGCTTGCGAATTCCTCTGTCAAACCGTCCACTTTTACGATGATCGATGGTGCCGGGCTTTCGAGAAGAGCCTGCTTTGTGGCGCTTGCCTGCTTGAGGCCTTTTACAACATCCTTGAGCACCACCCTGTATCCGGTACCCACCCACGGGCGCTCAGGATTCGGATTGACGACGAAATGCAGGACCTCATCAGGTTGAAACGTTTTGTCGCCATATCTGATCACATAACCACCCTCGGGGAGATCCACAAATGTGACCTGTGATGGTTTTAGGGGTTCCAGGTCTTCCAGATATCCATCC